AACTGTGCTTGGCGTAAAACAGAAAAACGCTGTATGGGACGCAAGTGGCACAAAAGTCATGCCGCTGAACTGTACAAACGTGCCCGTGCTAATGGACTTAATAGACACACACTGTATGGTAGACTGGAAAGAGGTTGGAACGAAGATGATGCTGTATCTCTGCCACCAAGCAACAAACCTTACAAAAGCAGATTGGTATAATGTTTGATAAAACCAAAGATCCATACGATAGAATAGTAGAACTTGAACGTTTTGCAAAAGCGGCGGATCAACACATAGCAAACCTACTGCGTAATCAACAGCAAATGGTAAAAGCACACAATGCCAACACAGACAAAATAGACACGATTGTAAAGACTCTAAATGAATTGCGTTTTGATGTGTTGAAACTAGAAACACTACTAAAGGAGAAACTACGATGAAACTACCTGAAAGATCAGATCGTTATCTGTGTCCTACAACAACTATCACAGGCGTAACACTTATGGTGTTGCATCTTACCTCAACCATTACGGGGTGGGCATGGCCAATATTATATTGTGCATTGTTGTTTATGGGACACAGTCAGGAATACAAAGATCTAAGAATATGGAAACAATAATGGAAGACAATTATTACACAGCATTTCCAAATGGTGCAAGACGTCCAAGAATACACGTAATTGGCAATGGCAACAGCAACAAGTTGTTTGATGTAGAAGCAGAATACAGGGTTGGTTGTAATATACCACAGCATGGATATCATGTAAACTGTTTAAGCATGGTAGATAACAATCCTATTATGTGGGGCAAAGACAACAACTGGCATCCCAAGGTTCCTGTGTTGTGTACTGCGGATGTAAAAAATTACGCAGTAAAAATGAACAGAGAAGGACATTGGTTTGATGTGTATGAAAAAATACACAGATACAGTGCAGGACATCAAGCGGTCAATCATCATGCAGGTATGACAGATGAACTTCATATGTGGGGTTTTGACAGCATATGGACAAATGAGTATTGGAGTCAAATGGATGCTATTGTGCCAAGACCAAAAAGACCAAATCTCAATCAACAGTGGATACCACATTGGCAGGAGATGTTTGCCAAACACAAAGACACAGTATTTGTAATACACGCACCACAGGATGCACAACTACCAGAGTTAGGTGACAATGTCAGAAAGGCGTGAAAAGGAATACGATTATGATCGTTGGTTAAAGGAAGGTTACTATTTGCATGACTATGATTTTAAAACAGAAGAATTTGTATTGAGGCCATTAAGTGAAAAAGAAATTATTACACCAGACGAAGCAAGGGGTTTGCCCCCACGCAAGTCTAGATAGATATCTAGATTACATAAGCAAAAAGCATAAACGTTTAGGTTATGCAATTTGTCCTTATCTCAAAAAGTATAGATCAAACACACACAACATCTATATTGAAAAAACCAGTGAACTGCCTGCACGACTGCAAACTGTGTGCAGTATGTTGGGTCCATTACACATTGAAGCAGTTGTATTATATGGTTTCAAAACGTCTTATGAAAGACTGGAACGCATAACAAACACAGCAAACAAAAGATATGGCCCTTTGGGTGTAACTGTACTGCGTATGCACCCTGACACGGATGAATTTCCTTTGCCAATAAAGTACAACTATAAACAACCATTGATAATTGTACAGCGTACAAGCACACTAGAAACAGCAAGAACACAACTAAAACGTTCTAAATACTATGACAACTGGAGTGAATAACTAAATACTGTTGGTGCAAATAAAACCAAGGAGCAAGTTTCATGGCCATTACATTACGACAAGAGTCGCAAACAGGAGCAACTACTAAAGGTAGTTCACTTACTTTTGCGGAACTAGATAACAATTTTAAAGACTTATTAACAAGCAAAATTAGACCACTACAGGTAGACGCTGACACAGGTTCAGTTACAGTAGGTGAAGCACTTTCAAATGGTGTGTTTACATTTACAGGTGGTACAAGTATTTCAACAACAGCAGTGCAAGACAGTGCAGGAGATACAACAGTAACCATTGCATACACAGGTGGTGCAAGTGGTATTAACAACATAGTAGAAGATACTACACCACAACTTGGCGGACATTTAGATGTCAACGGACAAGTAATTGGTGATGGTACAAGAGAACTATTAACATTTACAGAAGATGGTTCAGCAGTAAATCATTTAAACATTGAAAATGAAGCAACAGGAAACGGTCCTATACTAGGAGCAGTTGGTGATGATTCAAACATTGACCTAAACTTGCTTGCCAAAGGCACTGGACACGTCACTGTAAAAGGAAACACAAATTCAGGTGCAATTCAATTCAATTGTGAATCTAACAGTCATGGCCAGATTGTTAAAGCACAACCACACAGTGAAGCAATAACAAATGAATTGCTTTTACCAAAAGGTGGTAATTCAACACTTGTTTCAGAATCAGCGGCGGCAACACTTACACAAAAAACTTTAGAAGATTACAAAGAAACAGTTTACACAAGTGGTGCAACAACTGGAACTATTACTCCAGATGTAGCAAACGGTAATGTTCAAGCAATTACACTAACAGGAAGTATTACTTTCAATGCTTTTGCAAATGCAGAAGCAGGACAGTCAATGACATTGATTGTTAAGCAAAGTGCATCAGGTGGAGAAACACTTACTTCAACTATGAAATTTGCAGGTGGAACAAAAACATTATCAACAGGCGCTAATGAAATTGACATCATTTCAGTATTTTACGATGGAACTACATATTACGCTTCTTTATCAACAGACTTTAGTTAGGAGTAAAATATGCCATTAGGTGCAAGTAGAATAAATTTTTTAAGTAAACAAATAGCAGTACCGGCGGTGCCAGACTACACAGTGCCAACAAGTGCGTTTACAAATGACTTCAACACAGTTGCATTGTATCATTTAGACAACAACGACAATGATTCAGGTACAAGTGGTTTGAATTTTACAACAAGTGGTGGATTTACAAGTGGTACTACAAAGTTTGGTACACACGCTGGAGACCTTACACAAACAGGTGATTACTTTCAATACAGCACATCAGGTGCTTATGGTCCAGTTGATGGACAGGGCAATCCAAGAGACTACACACTAGAATGTTTTGTTTATTATGATTCATTAACAGGTGCGGCACAATCCACATATCTTTCTAACTTGATGCAACCTTTAGGTAACCAAGCAGGTTACAGTTTCATTTGGTTTGGTTTAGGCACAGATGGAAAACTTAAATTAAGTCATTACAATGTTGTAAACATATCAGGCACAACTGTATATGGTACAGGTGCATGGCATCATGTTGCCTTAACATATGACACTAGTGACAACAAGTACAGAGGTTATTGTGATGGTAAGTTAGAATTTACAACTAATGCTGTTACACTTAACAGTGCAAACACACCAGAATATATGCAAACATATGGTATAGCAAACGCAGGTGACACAGATGGTTACATAGATGAAATAAGAATCAGTAACGCAGTAAGGTATCCTACTTACACTGCACCAACAGTTGGACAAGGACGTAATTCAATTGAACTTAATGGTAGTAACAACGGATTTTACAAATCAAGTCCTATTTCACCAAACAGTACACCATGGACTTTTGCAGGTTGGTTCAACACAGACGATCATACTAAATCACAACAGTGGATCATTGAAGACTTTCAAAATGGTAAACCACCATGTCAAATATCATTAGAAAACAATTTTATTAATATACTTGTAAAAGATTCAAGCAACAACACAAAATGGCAAGCAAGAGAATCAGGAGCAATATCCAGCAACACTTGGCATTGTTTGTTGGCAAGTTATAATCCAAGCACAGGTGCCGCAAGTGCGTATGTTGGCACACTAGGCAATGGAACAATGAATGCTATAACTAATTTCACAGGTCCTGCGACAGCAACATTTGATACTGCTATGTACGACAGTGCAAAATCATTGGGTATATGGACAAGAGGTTACAATGGTAGTATTGACTTTGATGGTACTGTAAGTGACACTTGGTTTGATGGAAACACTTATATTGATTTCACTAGCAGTTCTAATAGAGAGAAATTTTTTAGTTCAAGTGGTTTGCCCGTAGATCTAGGAACAGATGGTAGCACACCAACAGGTAGTTCACCTGATTTATTTTTGAGTGGTCCAGCAAGTTCATATGGTACAAACAAAGGCAGTGGCGGAAGTGTAACCACATATGGTACCATTGTTGATGACAATGACGCACCAGGAAACCCATTATAGGAGACATAGATGCCAAACTTTCCAAGTTTATCACAAACAACAACAAGTAACGTAGATGCTCCTAATGATCTAGTAGCAAACGCAAGACCTAATTTAAAAGATAATATAGATAATGTAAACAGCATTATATCTACATATGATGGTTTAAATTTAGTTGTTACATCACAAACACAAAACTTTAGTAAGCAACAATTTTTTGGTTTGCAAACACTAACACAACCTGACAGTGCAGGAACTTTTGCATGGGACTTGTCCAGTAATCAAGTTGCTACATTTACACTGACAGGCAATTCAATACTAGCGGCACCTACAAATCAACAAGCAGGTGCAACTTATATCCTAATTGTAAAACAAGACGGAAGTGGTAATCATACTTTAAGTTTTGACAGTACATACAAATTTACATTTGGTGCAACACCAACAGTAACACCCACAGCAAGTGCCACAGATGTTTTCACTTTTGTTTCAGACGGAACAAGTTTATTAGGAGTACATCTTGAGGCGTTTGCATAATGTTTCCATATTTTTTAGGCAAAGCACCTAGCACATTTAATTCACTTGGACACGCAAGTCAGTTTCTTGCTGAAAAAGTTGCGTACACTGTAGGCGATCAAAACAATGAACATATTAATAGCACTAATGGCAATCCTGCAGATTTTAATTTACAACTAGGATTTTGGGCCAAACCACAAACTACAAGTTCAACAGCAACAGTATACAGTTTGCATGATGCTAATATACAAAATGCACATCAGTTTAGAGTAAGACTAAACACATCACGAATTGAAATAGTACACTCAGTTGCACAAACAAGAGCAGGTGTTGTTACATTTGTAACACCATTGAATATTACACATACTGCAACACTAACTGATTTCAATCATTTTTTATTGTTGTATGATATGTATGGATCAACGCCAGACAGTGCTGATGCATTCAATACAGACTTTAAATTTTATGTAAATGGTACAGAAGTTACACCAACAGAAAATAATCACGTGTATGAACGAGAAAGCGGTGTTTCAAAAAATGTTGGTACAATAGGTTATATTCAAACAGTTGGTGGAGTTGAAGAAACGTTTGCGTCAGGAAGTTCACAAACAGGTAATAAGAATTTTGATTTCAAAGATGGTTGGACAGGACAAATCAGCGGTTTCAGTCAGTCAATGGGGCCAGCAATTAATTTACATTATCCAATTGCAGATCAAGTTACAGAAGTTTATCCTTTATTTTTTAATGGCAGTGGTGATTACATTAGATCACCAGATGACAGTGCAGGCACAGATGACAGCATTCCAGGCACCAAAGTAGACTACACAGGCGTTACAATACCAACAGCAACAAGACCTACAGTATAAAACCTATACTTTATGATTTTGACGAAAATCAAGTAAATATGTACGTTATAACAAACAAAACCTATAGGAGGACTCACAATGAGTGCAAGTAGTAATTACACAGAAGATAAAACCTTGGACTTTTGGTTAAAGGCCAATAGTGCAAGTACAAGTGCTCCAGGCACAGTTCATGTTGCTCTGTTCAATCAAACAGATTCAGCAGGTGCAATTGGACAAGGCGGAGTATTAGACAGATTAGAAGCAGGAACTATTACAGATGAATGCACTGGCGGCGGATACGCAAGACAGTCAGTAACATTTGGAACTATTTCAGGCGGTTCAGTATCAAACTCAGGAAACGTTACATTTCCTGCGGCAACAGACGGCGACTGGGGTACAATTACTCGCGTAGCAGTTATGGATGCGTCAACATCAGGCAATGTATTGTTTTATGGTGCCTTATCAGCGGCAAAAACAATTGACAGTGGTGACACATTCCAAATTACAACTGGCAACTTGACAGTATCATTGGCGTAATTCGTCATTATAAGGGGTACCACCCATGACGAAGTATGTTGTTGACGGTGCCTATATTGCTGACGATTATGTTACATCGTCCTATGTAGGCACAACAAGTGATTTATATGTAACAGAAGGATATGTATCTGGAGTAGTACTCGCAGATGCAAGTCTAAGTTCTTCTGCATCAATCACTGCGACTGCAGACGTACTAGTTAGAGGTGATGCAAGTTTAAGCAGTGCGGCAACACAAACAACAAGTGCCGTAGCAACACGAACAGGTACAATAAATATAGCAGGTGCCTTAAGTTTCTCTGTAAGTGCAACACAGATAAAACAAGGTATCAATCTTTCAGCAAGTTCAGGAACACTTACTGCCAGTGCAGTAGCAACAAGAACTGGCACAACAACAACTTCAACTACAAGTTCAACAACTGCAAGTGGTGTACAAACCAAACGCAGTACCACAACTATTACTGCCAGTGGTGCAACTGTTACTGCGGCAGGATTGGTCAAACCAGGTGCAAGTTTAATTGCAAGTGGTGGTACATTATCTGCATCAGCAAAAGTTATACACGGAGCAAGTGCAACACTAAACGTAAATGCACATGACGGTGTTACGTTTAATGACTATGGCACATGGGATCATGATCCTGCACAAATATGGGGACCAACCCTATTCATAAATGATGTAAACCTGTTTATAGATGCAGGTGCAATATCCTTTGCAGGAGCGTTTGGTGTTTCAGCAGACGCAGATGTTATAAGAGATGCTATTGTACTAACAGCAAGTTCAGGTACACTTACACTGGATGCTGGCAAATTACATTCAACAGCAAGTGCAGATCTTTCAGCATTCAATACAGTATTATCTGCAGGTACACTTGGTGCAGATGCAAGTGCAACATTAAGCAGTTCGTTTGCATTAACAACCAGTGCTATATTCCAAGTAAGTGGCGTTGCCAATGCAACAGGCACATTTAGTTTAACAGGTACTGGCGTACAAATACACAGTGGTACAAGCAGTTTACAAAGTAATGCAACAGTAGGCACAACACCACAAAAAGTAAATGGTGGTAGTGCAAACCTAAGTGCATTTAATTCAACGCTAACAGTTGGACAAAAAGCAAGTGGTGGTGTTGCTGACCTAACTGCAACATTTACACAATCAGCAACAGGTATATCTACATTTAGACCAGTAATAAACATGGACAGTGTGTTCACTGTACCTAACTTAGATGCTGGTATACTAAAACAAAGTGGAGCAAGTCTAACCGCATTCAATACCGTGTTAAGTGCTCTAACAATATATATTATTGATCCGTTTAGAGTTTTTGCTGTTGATTCAGAGTCAAGAACGCTGATAATTGAAGCAGAAGAGCGGAAATTTACGGTAAAACCAGAGAATCGTGTAAATACAATTGAAGAACAAACAAGGAATTTCCAAGTGAAGAGTGAAACAAGAACATTGAAGACACAAACACTTACACTTGTAGAACAAATAGATCCTTTAGATAGGAGAGAAGGTTAATGGCAACACTAACAGGTTTCCAACAAGACAGAGTAGGACATTTTATTGAAAAAGATCCATTTGCTGTATTAGATTACACTTTGGATTGGACCAATTGGTTGCCATCAGGTTACAACCTAAGTTCAATAACAGTTACGGCAGAAACTATTTCAGGCGATGCCGCGGCATTGACAATAGATTCATCAACAAACACAAATAAACTTGCAACAGCATTTATCAGTGGTGGAACTGTTGGTAATGTGTACAATGTTGAATATAAAATTACAGCAACCAAAGGTGGTGCTACATCTATTAAAGACAGTAGAAACTTTAGAATCAAAGTTGTGTAGAAACAGATATAATGACTGAACAAAACAAAACACAACCTGTAAAAAAGTATAGAACTATTGACAGAGATGTTGTCTATAAACTTGCTTGTATTCAATGCACACCTGAAGAGATAGCAGAAGTAGTAGGTACTAATGTTACAACAATTAAAAAACGTTTTGGTGATTTGATTGAAAAAGGTAAAAGTGCAGGTAGAAAAAGTTTAAGAAGGGCACAATGGGACAAAGCAATTAATGGTGATACACGTATGCAAATATTTTTAGGCAAACAATATCTAGGACAAAAAGATACACCAGAAGATGGCAATGCAAAAATTCCATTACCTTGGGAGGACTAATATGCCATTGAGTAATGCACAAGAAACTATTTGCAAAGACAACAACAGATTTCGTGTTGCTGTTACAGGCAGACGTTTTGGCAAAACGCATTGTGCAATGAGAGAACTTGCCAAACACGCAAGTGAACCTGATCAACAGGTTTGGTATGTTGCACCAAGTTACAGAATGGCCAAAGGTATTGTTTGGGATCAATTCAAAAACAAGTTGAAAGACCTAAGATGGATTGAACAAAGCAATGAAGCAGAATTAAAATTAAGATTAAAAAATGGAAGTGTTATACATTTGAAAGGTGCAGATAATCCAGACAGTCTAAGAGGTGTTGGTTTGGATTTTATTGTTATGGATGAGTTTCAAGATATAGAACCAAGAGTTTGGACAGAAGTTTTACGTCCTACACTTTCAGACAAAGGTGGTAAGGCAATGTTTTTAGGAACACCAAGAGGCGTTGGCAGTTGGAGTCACAGTATGTACACTATGGCACAGGACACTGACGACTGGGGTTCACACACATACACAACACTAGAAGGTGGCAATGTTCCAGAAGATGAAATAGAACAAGCAAAACGTGATATGGATATGAAAACATTTGAACAAGAATACCTTGCTACATTTAACACATATTCAGGACAGGTATATTATAACTTTGATAGAGATACCAGTGTAAAACCTTTTGCTGGAACAGTACATGAAATACATTGTGGTATTGACTTTAACGTTGATCCAATGAGTGTTTGTATTGCAACAATTGAAGGCAGTGAAGTACACTTGCATGATGAAATAGTAATGAAAGGTTCAAACACAGATGAAGTTTGTGATGAACTAAAACGTAGATATCCAAATGCAAGAATTATAATGTATCCAGACCCTGCAGGTAGACAAAGAAAAACATCAGCAGGTGGTAGAACAGATATTTCAATCCTACAAAATGCAGGATTCAAAGTAAACGTAAGAAACGCACACACACCAATTCGTGATAGAGTAAACTCTGTAAACAGCAAATTAAAAAACAGCAACGGTATTGCATCGTTATTTGTTGATCCAAAATGCAAACAGATAATTAACAGTCTAGAACGAATGGTATACAAACCAGGTACGTCAATTATAGAAAAAGACGGAGAATTAGATCATATGGCAGATGCAGTTGGATATTTGATAGACTTCCTATTTCCATTACGCACTGACTATGATAATTCAGCACCACAACGTTGGGCATTTACTGGAAACACAAACGCAAGGAGATGGAACTAGATGCCCGTTATTAGAGATAGAGTAATTAAAGGTGATGACAGACTAGTTGTAGATTACATAGTTGATTCACACGAAGCATACAAACATTATATTAACAGATGGACATTTCTTGGTGATTCATACCAAGGTGGTTATGATTATTTTTATGGTCGTTACCTAGAACCTTATTACTATGAATCAAGAGATGACTATGAAAAAAGATTACGTCAAGTAGCACTTGACAACCATACAAAATCAGTTGTTGGAATATACAACTCATTCATGTTTAGAAAAGACATCAGAAGAGATTTTGGATCAATTGAAAACGACCCAGGTCTAGCACCATTCCTTGCAGATGCTGACCTAGATGGTAGAAGTTTCCAAGCATTCATGCGTGATGCAAGTAGTTTTGCACAGGTATATGGAAACTGTTGGATAGTAGTAGATAAACCAAACGTTACAGTAGGAACAAGAGCAGACGAACTAGCACAAGGTGTACGTCCTTATGTTTCACTGTTTACACCAGATAATGTTCTTGATTGGGAATACAGCAGATTAACAAATGGACTGTATCAATTAAGTTACCTAAAAGTAAAAGAAGAAATAATCAAGAACAAACAGTACATTAGGGAATATACACCTACGGAAATTAATGTATATGAAATAAATGGTGATGACAAAACAGGTGGATTGATTGAATCTGTCCCTAATACACTAGGGCGAGTGCCTGCTGTTTGTGTATATGCACAACGCAGTAACATTCGCGGAATTGGTATATCTGCCATAGGCGATATTGCTGATATGCAAAAAATGATCTATGAAGAACTTTCTGAAATAGAACAAATTATTAGACTAACAAATCATCCATCACTTGTAAAAACAGCAGACACAGAAGCAAGTGCTGGTGCTGGTTCAATTATACAATTACCACAGAACATGGATCCAGGACTAAAACCATATCTGTTACAACCAAATGGTTCATCAATTGAAAGTGTTCTTTCAAGCATAAGCAAAAAAGTTGAAAGCATTGATAGAATGGCCTGTTTGGGTGGTATAAGAAGTATTGAAAGCAGACGTTTGTCTGGTATTGGATTACAAACAGAATTCCAAATGCTAAATGCCAAATTGGCAGACTTTGCAATGAGTCTAGAACACGCAGAAGAAATGTTATGGCGTATGTGGAGTATGTACCAAGGCAAAGTTTGGAACGGTTCAATTGAATATCCTAGATCATTTAGTATTGCAGATAAGGCCAATGACGTAACAATGTTGAAAATGGCCAAAGAGGCAGGTATTGCAGACCAAAGAATAAATGAAGAAATAGACAAAAGAATTTACGAAACAATCACAGACGAATTTGTAGAAGACATTCAACAGGCCCCTTTGAGCGAGGGTAGGGTACCAACGGACACTATGGAACACCCACCTGTAAAAGATGCAGATGGACTTGTGCAACATTTAAGAGAAATGATTAGCGAAGGTTACACCGACGAACAAATAAAAGAACTGCATCCAGAGATAGCAGAACTTTTTAACAGAGGTGACTAATGGGCAAGTTTGTTCCAGAAGATGCATGGATAGAAACTAACGAAACAGAGAAACTGTTACGTGATGCACTGAGAGACTATAACCTTAATGTTAACAAGTTTGAGAACACCAAGTTCAGAGCGGCAGGTGTTAGAGCAAGAAACAATATCCAAACAATTATTCCTTTACTAAAACAGCGACGTAAAGAAATACTTGCTGGTTACAAAGACAGAAAACTAGAACAACATCCTAGTTGGGAAGGCGTAGACGATGGTGCGAAAAGTAGCGAAGGATAAAAGAACTAACGTTCCTAAAAAGTATCTAAGCGGTCTTAAAGGAGCACAACGTTCTGAAACAGCAAGACTGATAAAACAAATCAGCACACTAGCAAAAGCAGGTAAACGCATTCCACAAAGTCTTATAGATAGGAGAGTGAACCTTGGCAAAAAGAAAAGGCGTTAGTGCAAGTGTACGCAAAACATTAACCAACAAAGCAAAAGCAAAAAAAGGTGTAACCACACGAATACTTGAACAGGTATATCGTAGAGGACAAGGTGCATTCTTAACAGCAGGTTCAAGACCAGGTATTGGAATGCAACAATGGGCAATGGCCCGTGTAAACAGTTTTATGCGTGGAAGTAGAAAGCATGATTTAGATCTACAAAGACGTGTTAGAAAAAATAGGAGTCGTTAGTGCCAAGACCCACGAAACAGATGCAACGTAATGCCAAACGTGCTTTAACCCTTAGGGATAAAGCGCCTGCAAGTCGTAAAGGTATGACACCTGTAGGATTGCAACGTGCGAATCAGTTTGCAAAAGGTAAGAACGTGTCTATGGCAACAGTAAGGCGTACATTTAGTTTTTTATCTAGGGCAAAGTCGTATTATAAACCAGGCAAGAACACAGCAGGCACACAGGCATATTTAGGTTGGGGTGGAGACGCTGGCCTAAGTTGGGCAAGAAGGATATTAAAGAAATAATGGCAATAACAACAAGTGCGTCAATAGGAGCGTTAGTAGGTACTAGACCCAAGAGGCGTACATTTAAATTAAAAACAGGAGGAACTACAATGGCAAGAGGTGGAAGAAAAATGTCACGTGGTGGCAAGAAAAAGAAAAAGACTATGAATCGTGGCGGAAGACGCCGTAAATAAGGTTTTATATAGAAAACTATATAAATAACAACATACTACGAAATGAGCGTAGGGGTAGAACTCAACCAATTAGAAAGAGGTAATTTATGAACGCAGAAAACACAGCGGTAAATGATACAGAGAATACTGCTTCTCAACCACAAGCAGATGCAGAGGTTAAACAGCAGGAAGTTACAGAGGTAACAAAGGAACAAAACACTCTAACACAAGATGATGTTAATCGTATTGTTGCAGAGAGGGTAGCAAGGGAAAAAGCAAAGTTTGAAAAGAAATATTCAGGCGTTGATTTGGACCTTTACAACGACCTTGTTGAAAAGCAAGAAAAACAGCGTCATGCAGAATTAGAAAAGCGTGGCGAGTTTGAAAAACTGTTGAAGGAACAGGCGGAGAAATTCCAAGGACGAATTCATCAGTATGAAACTGAATTGCATGGAATCAAGGTAGACGGTGCTTTACTAGGAGAGGCAAGTAACCAAAAAGCAGTTAATCCACAACAAGTGGTGCAGTTGCTGAAAGGTCAACTTAAACTTAACGAAGCAGGTGCTGTTGATGTTGTAGACCAAAATGGACAAGTTAGATATGACGAAAATGGAGAACCATTGAAAGTATCTAAATTGGTAAACGAGTTCCTTACAGCAAACCCACACTTTGTACAAGCAGGACCAACAGGTTCTGGAACAGGACAAGGCGCAGGCAAGCAAACACCTTTGGTAGATAACGATGTAACAAAACTGAACATGGAGAATCCTGAACATCGTAAGCGTTATAGAGAAATCATGAATGCTAAAGGGATCCGTGTTTAAAAACGCTATATAAGGAGACGATAAAATGGCAATTACAACAAATAGTGTAACTTCTAGTGTATCTAGTGAGTTATATGCAAATATCGTACAAGCGGCATTGTTTACACTTTCTGAACAGACTGTAATCAGACCGTTAATACGTAACTACGACATGACTGGAACTCCAGGCCTAACAGCACAGGTTCCAATCTATCCTGCAATTAGTGCCGGTGACTTAACAGAGAACACTGACATTACTTCAGGTACTGCGTTCAACACAACTTCAAAAACAATAACAGCAACTGAAAAAGGTGCTCTTGTTGCATTGACTGACCTAGCAAAAGAGGCGGCATCAGAAGATGTATCTGCCGCTATTGGTAGACAGTTAGGTGACGCTATGGCGAAAAAAGTTGACACTGACTTAGCAGGTTTATTTTCTGGATTTTCAAATTCAGTAGGATCTGCAAACGACGAAATCACTGTTGACGACATTTTCAAAGCGGCGGCAACGTTAAGAACTAACAATGCTCCAGGACCTTACTACTGTTTCTTACATCCAAAACAAGCATTCCAACTTAAAAAGTTACTTGCTGGTAATGGAAACACACCTATGAACAATCATGACTTAGCAAATGAGGCATTACGTTCAGGTTTCGTTGGAACTTTAGCAGGTGCTCAAATCTTTGAAACTACTGTAATCAGCGGCGGTGACTCTGCTGGTGCATTTGACGGCGCTATGCTTTCATCTGATGCATTAGGTTACATGGTGAAAAGAAACATGAGAGTTGAAGAGCAAAGAGACGCTTCATTAAGATCTACAGAAATTGTAGGTACAATGGCATACGGCGTATCTGAAATCTTTGACGCTTATGGTGTTAGAATTATTGCGGACGCACAACTGTAATAACAGTACAAATAATTGTTATATCCCCATATAACAACGGTAAGGGCGGCATTTTGTCGCCCTTATCTCTTCTATACGCTAAATAAATGTGTTAACAACTTTGGTAGAGGAAGGACCTCTAGCAGTATAAAGGACAGTATCCTATGGCAATAACACTTGCACAAATTAGTGACATACAAGAGTACGAACCAGACATTTTAGATTTTGGTATTCCCAATTTTGCAGATGAATTAACGAAAGCACAAAATGACGTGTTTCGTGATTTACGCATTCAATGGTGGCCAACACAGCAAATTGGTTTGTATGACCTCAAATACCTAGCATCAGGACGAACAGAACCAGACGAAGATATGTACAATGCCAGTCAATTGACTAGAGCAACAGTGTATCGTGCGTTGGGTTATCACATCTTTCCTAAACTATCAAAGTTTGAAGTAGACCAAGATATTTTTGAACGTAAAATGGAGTTTTACAGAAAAGAATATGCAGAAGAATTTGACAAAGTTTTAAGGGATGGTGTAGAGTATGATCTTGATTCAAGCGGTACAATTACTGACGAAGAAAAAGAAGCAACTCATTATCTACGCCTTAAAAGGTAAGTAGATGTCCAATAGAGAAGATATTATCAAGAACATAATAGAGGTGTTGGAAGATATGGACGTTCCAAAACCTAGACTAGTTACACGTGAACCATTTGACGTTGATAAACTAGCACTTACACAATTTCCCGCACTATTAGTAACCACAGGCAATGAAACACGTGAAGATAATTCAATGGGTGGCAACAGACGTGGTACTATAGAAATTAATATTAGAGGATTTGTACGGTCAGATGGTAGACAAGGATTCGTACAAAGTGTTGATCAAAAACGCAATGAATTAATAGAGCGTATTGAGGAAACATTAAACACAAACAGGGATAGAGAACTAAATGCAACTAGGGCCGCTACCACTTTGGTTACTACTATTGAAGTAGTAGATAGAAATCCACCATTAGGTGAATTTAATCTTGTTGCTGAAGTTCAATATTCATTTACAAAAGGAGCGGTATAATGCCAAATGTAGAAACTGTTAAAATGTACAAAGACGGATCCTTTGAATTGGTAGAGAAGGACCGTGTACAGAGATTTCTAGCAACAGGTTGGACAATGGAGGAATCCTTTGTTGCAAAACCAGTTGTAGAAAAAAAGTCACAAAAGCGTGGCAGTAAAAATAAAATTACTGCTGAGGCCCAAGTGACTTCAAAAGAAGAGGTTGAAGAGGAATGGGATCCATTAACTGGGGAAGACTGGGCAGACTCAATTGAATCTGTTTCAGCACCAGAAGATGAACCCACAGTCAGCGACCTTGAAACTGCCAAAAAGGAGGACTAGACTATGGCAACATTTACAGGCGAAAACGGTCAGGTTGATATCACAAGTGCTGATTCTGCCGGCGTTACAACTATTGCTGAAGTTCGTTCGTGGACAGTTGAACACACTAAAGACGTGATTGAAGACACTGTTATGGGCGACGCGGCAAGAACATATAAATCTGGTTTACACCAGTTCACAGGTAGTATGGAGGTTGTTTATGACAGCACTCACACTACGGCATCAAATGCATTTAATCCTGATCAGGATGGAGAATTAGACGTTTCATTCTTTACTACTGCTACAAGCGGTGGTGGACAGAAGTTCTCAGGTAAAGTGATTGTTACATCTGTATCAAGAACTGCATCATTTGATGATTTGATAACTGCAACTGTATCTTTCCAAGGTTCAGGTGCATTAACAACTGCGACTGCATAATCCAGATGTTAACCATTAGTGTACAAGGCACTAGACGAAGCATGAGATCTCTTGAAAGAGAAAAAGAGAAACTTATGACTAGAGTGATCGACGACATTAAGACAGTTGCTGTTCAAAAGACACCAATTGATCAAGGACAAGCAAGACGCGGTTGGCGCCTTGAATCTGCTTTTAGAGAAAAGCGGGTAGTCAACCGTGTGCCCTACATTGACTTGTTAGAAAAAGGTCGCTCAAAACAAGCACCTAAAGGTATATTAGGGCCTACCGTTAGGGAGATAATGAGGAGAAAATACTAATGAGTGTTTTAGAAAACATTAAAAGTCATTATAGAAGCAAACTTTCTGGAGAACTGCAAAAAATTACAGTACCAGAATGGAAAACTGATATCTATTACAAATCTGCACACAGTTTTGCAGTAGAATCAAAGGTAATTGAATTGCAACAAGCAGGTAAGACTGTTGAAGCATTAGTTGAATCAATTATACTAAAAGCATTGACTCCAGAAGGAAAACCAATGTTTGGTAAATTTGACAAAAACGCATTAATGCACGAAGCAGATCCAAATGTGTTGATGAGAATTGCCGCAGTTTTAAATGCAACTACTAGTGACTATGAGACAGTTGAAAAAAACTAAAAGAGGACATTGAACTTCAACTGATCGTGAAAATTGCCAAAGAACTTGGCAAGAGCATTGAAGAAGTAATGCATTTCAGTGTCCTAGAAATAAACCTTTGGGCCGCATGGTTCAAAATGGAAGCGGAGGCAATGAAGAAACATGGCGGAAACAACACTCGTAATCCGCGCCGTAGATAAAGTCAGTGGCAGTTTAAACAACATTGACAAAAGACTAGGGCGTCTAAACAAGAATGTTAAAAACCTTGACAGAGGGTTTGGAGGTCTTACGGCCAAGATTGCCACAGTTGGTGCCGCGATAGGTTCTGCATTTGGTATTAGAAAAATACTGGCAGTATCAAGTGAAGTAGAACAACTTGGTGTGCGTTTCCAATTCCTATTTGGATCAGTTGAAGAGGGCAACAAAGCATTTGATACATTATTAGATTTTGCAAGTAAAGTTCCGTTTACACTACAAGAAATACAACAAGGTGCGGGTAACCTTGCCGTAATCAGTGACAACGCAGAAGAACTAGGCAAAAACTTACAAATTGTAGGAAATGTTGCCGCTGTAACTGGATTA